CTGGCCATTCGCGATCTGGCGCAGGTAATCCTGCTGCGCCGTCGCGGCGCCGCCGAGCCCGGCGAAGTTCTGCTGCGACTGGTCGGCGAACGAGCCGGCCGCGCCCGCCTGGCCGTAGAGCTGGGCCTTTCGCTGTCGCTCGTCGACCGCGCCGCGGTCCTCGAGCAGCTTCCCGCCCGGATCCCACCATGGCGCGGGTCCGCCGGCATCGTTGGCTCCGATCGGGTCGAATACGCGGCTTCCGGTGTCCTTGACGTCATCCCACCAGCTCATGGGTCACACTTTCTGCGCCGCGGGGAGGCGCTTGTTCGGGGTCTTGCGCACGCCCACCTTGAGCGCGATGCCGGTCAGCTTCAGTGCCTCGGTGGTCGGCGGGGTGCCGTCCTTGGCCGGCGACACCGCGGTGATTCGGATCTTGATCGCCTGGCAGCGGCCGCGCGAGGTGCCGCGCGAGACCTGGAGCACGCTGCCGACGACGTTGGGCGTCACGGGCCAGAACACCGAGTCGGTGTAGACCCAGTTGCCGGCGCCGTCCTGCTGGTAGTCGTACGCCGTCCGGATCCACAGCGCGTGCGCGCCGCGGAACTCGCCGGCGATCAGGATCTCGGCCACTCGCTGCCAGCCCTGCAGGCCGGCGCGCTTGATCCAGCCGAGCTCGACGTCGAGCCCGTAGTTGACCGAGCCGACCGGGAAGCTCGCCTGTTCCTGCATCGGCGCGTTGTTGCCGCTCGACAGGTAGTAGTAGGTGCCGTTCCAGACCGCGGCGTGGACCGCGTCGGTAACGCTCCAGCTCGTCCAGTTGCCGACGAGATAGTCGAACACCAGGATCCGTCCGCTGGTCACGCAGCGGACCTGGTGCGAGCCGGTCATCACGTGGACCGCGCGCACCGACTCGCCGTCGAAGTCCGAGACGTCGGCGCCGATGTACCGCGTGTTCCACGTGCGCTCGAGTAGGTACCAGCCCTTCGACGACTTGAAAATCAGGCCATCGGGAAGGAGCGCGACGGCCTCGGCCGACACCGCGCCGACGTCGGCCGAGAGCCGCTGAGCCGGCCCGAAGTTCTGCCCGTCGCCGACGTTACTGAACCCGATCCCGGGCAGCGCATAGACCGCGGTCTCACGGAACACCACCAGCGTCTCGTTGAGGAACGCGAGCGCTGTGATCGCGCCGCCGTCACGCGGCACATCGATCGTGAGTGAATCGTGAAACGCCGCGACCTGGCCGGACGTGCGGAGCTTGCTGTACCAGATGCGATCCGGATCGCCGGCCACACCACCGAGAAAGAGGCGCGTGTCGGTCGCGAAGATGATCGACGCCGCCGGTGGGCAAAGGTTCTCGAGAACGGTCCCGTTCTCCGGGTTGGCCTCCTTCGTCGTCAACACCGCGTCGGCCATCTCATCGCGCCATGCCACGCTCGGCTCAAATGCGGCCGTCGGATCGTTCGCGATGTACTTGTTCGGGTTGGTCAGATTCGTGGGGTCTGGGCTGGTCGCGAGGAAGTACGGCGCCTCCGGCGTCGGATTTACGGCGGTGCGCCACACCTCGGCCGCGATGGCTCCTGATGACTGGATCGCAGTCTTGTGCGTGGCGTTGAGTGGCGCGAGCGTGCCCATCGCGAAACCAGCGGGACCGCCGGTCATGGTCGCCGTGCCGATCGTTGCCGTCGTCGAGCGATCGCTCTCGCCGGTCGCGTTGGGCCAGCGCCACGTCACCTTATAACCGTAGGTCCCCGTCGCAACGCTGCCGGCGCCCGACTTGAGCATGTCGAAGCTCCAGGGGTAGAAATGGAACCCCGATTCGACCAGGCGTGAACCGTCGTACTGCAGGATTTCTCCGGCTGCGATGTAGAAAGTCGAGCCCAGCCGGCCGACCCTTCGGGCCGCATTGGAATCGAACGTGAAGCTCACATCGCGCGGCGCTCGCGCGGCGAACGCGGAACTTCCGCCGCCGAGTTGCTGCCGCCGCCGCTCGGTCGCGCACCATGAATATCCGGTGGCCCCGCTCGTGAGCGCGACACCGGGGAGTAGCCCTGTCGTCGGACGCAAACCACCACCGGCGTTGTAGACGCACTTCGCCGCGATGAACGCGTCGTCGCGATACAGCAGATAGGCGTTCTGCGCCTGCGTGACATTGGCGAGCGCGGCATCGGCCTGGAACACCGAGGTTTGGCCAAATGCGAGCCACAGGTATACCGAGCCGTTGTAGTCGAAGGCGCGCGAGCCTGGGGCGAGCCCGTTGATGAACGTCGCCTGCGCTCCGAGCGCTCCTGCGCTATCCACGAAATTGAATTTCGTCGCGAACAGAGAACCGAACCCAGCCGACTCCTGCGCCGACCAGAACACGTAGCACCGGAACGCGCCGCTGTTCTGCACCGAGCGATGTGCGGCAGCGATCTGGTTCACCGGCGTACCGCCGGCAGTTCCGATCGCCTGCCCGGTCGTGACGTCAGCGAGCGTCGAGGTGGTCAGGAAGTCGCCTTGGATGTTCGTGCCGTTCGCGCGCACCACCTGCGTCTTGGTCCCATCGGGGATCGTCGACACAGCGAGCGGTCCATCGGCGGTGCGTGCCTTGGTGACCTGCGTGACGACGAGCCCCGGCGTCACGGTGAATACCTCGTAGCTCGTCGTGGTCACGCGCCGGGCGGCGCCCACGCAGAGATCCTGCGATCCGACCTTCACCACGTCATAGAAGGAGTTGAACGTGCCGGCGGCCAGCACCGTCGCGGTCGGGAGAGTGCCGAAGTTGAGCGCCGTGGGATCGACGGCCAACGCCACGAGCGCCCCGGCCGACTGCACGAACACCAGGATCTTCGTCGCCAACGCGACCACGCGCGGCCGAGCGACCGTGACCAGCCCGAGCCCGAGCGATACCGGCCCCTGCAGCACCGCGCCGGTCACCTTGTCCACGGCCGCGAGCAGGACGTCCGTGCCCTCGGACCACGCGTAGACGATGACCCCCGCGAGCTCGGCGCGGTCGCCGTCGATCTGGTCGCCGGTGGTCGTGAGCCGCGGCACCTCCACGACGTTGACCGCGAGGTGCGTGCCCTTGAGTACCCACGCTGAGAGCGCCGCCTGCCAGCTGTAAAGCTGGGTGTCCGTGAAGCACAGCAGCTCGCTGCCGTTCGGCTCGATGCGCCGCACATTCTGGAGCGTTCCGGTGATAATGCCGCCGGCGCTGATCCGGTTGCCGAAGTTCACGAGGGGAAACCTCGTCTGGATCCCGCCGATCTCATCGAACCGCGCATCGGCGCAGATCGACAGGCCGGGGGGCTCCATCGCGCGCGGGTCGTCCTTGAGCTTCAGCCCCGCGGCGAGCGGGATGTTGAGCACCTCGTACTGCAGGCCCTCGATCCCCATCACAGCACCAACAGGTCGAAGGTGATCGCCACGACGCTGGCGCCGGTCGTGAACCCCAGGGCGCCGAGCTTCACCACCTTGGTGCGATCGACCGGGTTGCCGCCGGCGGGGCTGAAAGGGTCGTCGTTGCTGCCGTAGTCGATGACCGTTCCGACCGCGAGCGCGGCCGTCACCGTTTTGTCCCAGCGGACCGCGGACACGCCAACCCAGAGCGGCGCGCGGCCGAGCCCGTGCGCAACCGTGACGACCTGGTTGCTGTTGACCGTGATGCCGGTGATCACGCGCAACCCCGCCGCCGCCGACGCCTGCCATTCGCCGATCGCCTGCGCGTGCGATCGCCGGACCTGCTCGGCCGTGGTGTCGGCGAGCCTGGTCGCGACCAGCGGCGTGTAGCGCCTGGTCACCAGCAGCCCCCGTCGCCGCCGGCCCAGCCGTCGGCCTCGATGTCGACGACACGGCGCCGCGGGGCATTGAGCGCTCGAAGCCCGACGGCCTCCGTGAAGCGGTCGCGCGCCTGCTCGAGCCGGGTCGCGGCGAGCGTCGCATCGACCTCCGACTTGGAATCGGCCATCACGGCGACGTTCCAGATCAGGAACGCGAGGCCATCGGGCGTCACCACATCGAGGTTGGCCGGCTCGGTGAAGTCTGGCGGCTGGGGCACGTACCGGATCTCGTAGACCTGACCGGCCGGTGGGGTCGGGTAGAGGTAGATGAGGCGGTCGACCAGCGCGAAGGCGGTCGCCGCCCCGTTGGCCGTGAACGACCACGACGCGATCCCAGAGGCACCCGCGCGCTCCTGGGCCATCAGCTCGCGCAGCGCGCGGTACCGCAGCACGGTCGGGTCGATCAGATACAGCACGTCGACCGTCGACAGGTGGTCGATCGGTTCGCCGATCGTCTGCGCGCCGGTCGACGTCACCTTCAGCACGCGCTCGAAGTACTGCAGCCCCGACTCGTACACGATCGTGTAGAGCTCGCCGTACGCCTCGCTGATCAGGTCCGCCCACTCGTCATCCGCGATCGACGGATCGTTCTCCATGTCACAGCGACGCTTGCAGCGCTTGATCAGGTTCGTGAGCGTGTAGAGGCGGGGCATCGGCGGTGTGGCCTCAGAGCGTGAATTGCGCCGCCTTAAAGGGCATTTGCAGCGCCAGCACCGCACCGGTGAGCAGGTCTGCCGCCGCGAGCGACCCATTGAAGATCGTCATCGTCACGATCTTGCCGGTCGAGTCGAACGCGCCGAACACGACGCTCCAGCCGGCGAGCTGCGACGCGGTGACCGCGCCGCCGGTCTGGAACGAGAAGCCGCCGGCGCCACCAAGGAAGGTCCCGATGTTGTCGCCGAGCGTCATCTGGACAAGGCCGGTTCCGGTGCGGAGCAAGGTCACGCCGCGACCGACCGTCTTGGTCGGCGAGGCCGCCCCGGTGCCCGTCATCGTGACGCAGAGATCGGTCTGCTCGGGCTCGCTCGAGTACTGCGGGTATTTTTCGAGGGACATCGGCGCGTTCCTTTCAGCGCTCGATGTACTCGAACGCGATGTTATCGAACGACGCCGCCACCGACTGCGATGCCGCGTACTCGTACCAGAGCAGCGAGCACTGCGGCGGGACCGCGACCGCGGGTACGTGAAAGAGCCGCTGCAGCTGCAGCGTGCCTTCGCTCGGCATCCCGGTCGCGGGCGCGGCCGAGCTGTTGCCGAACTCGAACACGTACTCGTCGCCGACGACCTTGATCACCGTGCGGCCCTGGTGAGGCGAGATGATCCGCGACGCCGTCGCCGCGGTGGCGAGCAGCGCGCCGAACGTGATCGTCGCACCGGACGTTCCGGTGTTGCTCATGTTCGTGTTCGCCTTGGTAAGCGCCGTGCCGCCCGAGGTCAGGCGGTTGCCCGAGTCGATCAGCCACTGCGAGAGCCAGTTGGTGCCGTTGGTGCCAGCCGCGGTGACCGTCATGCGGAGCCGCTGCGGGTAGATGAACTTGTTCGAGGCCACCGAGTTGCCGTTGAACAGGATCAGGGTCGGCGTGGTCGCCACGAACGCGGTGACCGCGGCGCCATCGACGATCGCGGTCTGCGGGACGTTGCAGGCGACCCACTGCGAGCCCTCGTCGGACAGACCGGGCACGCGAACGCCGTAGGTGCTCTGATAGACCTGCTCGCCGAACGGGTTGGCGCGAGGAAAGACGAGTCCGTTTTCGGCGGAAGCCGAACGGCCGATGGTGAAGTACTGCGCGAGCTGCCGGTTGACGGTCAGCAGCGGGTTGACGGTATCGGAAGTAGACATGATCGTCGGGTCCTTTCAGATCGCGAACACGCCGCTGTTGCGCGGCTCGGTCTGCTGGTAGTTGGACATGGAGCGCACGCGCGTCTCGATCGCGTCGTCGGTGGTGCGCAGGTTGTAGTTGCCGTCCTCGTCGGCGATGTGGACGAATTCCTTCAGCGTCCGGATCTTGTGCGACCCGCTGTTGAACACGCGGCCGCGCGAGACCGGGCAGTCCGGATCGGAGATGACGCTCAGCACGCCGGCCGGGCTGTTGATCTTGACGGTCTCGAACCCGTAGTCGGCGTTGCCGCCGCCGCCCTCGTACATGATCTTGGCGCCGAGGCGCCGGACCATCTCCCAATAGCGCTGTGGATTGAGCACGAGCCGGTCGGAGCGGCCGCCGGCTTGGCGGATCTTCACCGCGACCTTGCCGGCGTTCTCTTCGATCATCGTCCCGGTGTCGTTGATGCGCGAGCCCGCGAGCAGCGACGCGTTGACCGAGCGGTCGACGCCACGGAAGCTGTCGCCAAGCGCCGGCGCGGTCAGCGGCGTGCACAGCTCGAAGCCTTCGAGGTTCGATCCGATCTCGGGGCTGGCGAACAGGAAGTCGTTCGTAGACAGCGAGATGATCGACGCCGCCAATAGCACAGTGATCGTGCCGGCGTCCCAGTCGAGGTTGGTGATCGTCGTGGTCCCCGTGCGAGGCGAGGTACCGTTGGCGTTGATGGTCGCCCCCAGCGACATCCCGACCTTGAAGTTGCGCGCGTCGTCGGCCGTGACCAGCGTGATCGTGTTGCCGTTGATCGCGCTGACCTGGCCGCGGTTGCCGGTCGAGTCGCGGAAGATGTCGAAGCCCAGCCGGTCGGTGAACTCGTCGACGAACCCGTCGACCTCGTTGACGACCAGCGTCGCGAACGCGCCCTCGGGGCCGACCTGCGCGGCGAGCAGCGCCTCGACGTCGATCGAGATCGTGCCGCGCTTGATCACGCGCTTCATCGCAAACTGGACGCCCTTGGAGGAGCTGCCCACGGCTTGCGCCTGGGCGATGGTCCCGCTCGTGATGTTTTGCGCGTTGTTGATCTTGACGGCGTAGTTGATTTGGTCGCCGCCGAAGTCACCGACCTTGGGAATCCCCTCGATGGTCGGGTGGAGGCGCAATGCCTCGTCGTAAACGCCCTTGTCGTACATGTGCTTGAACACGTACGCAACGGCCGAGATAGTAGCGTTGGGTGCCATAACGACGGACTCCATCTCGGGCTGTCGCCGAGACGCTGAAACGTTGATTCAGTTGTGAGCCGTCGGTCTTGTCGGCGTTTTTTGATGGGCTTCGTCGTGGTCGTCAGTTCTGCGCAGCGTCGAGCTTCTTGAGCCCGGCGTTGACCGCCGCGAGCTTCTGATCGCGGGTCGGATTTCCGGTGATCGGTTGGGTGCCCGTGGTCGACGTCGGGTCGAGCGTCGTCGTGGGCTTGCGAGCCGCCGGAGCTGGCGCGCTGGGCTTCGCGGCAAGCAGCGCCTCGACGTCCACGCCCTGTTCCTCGAGCTCGGCGCGGCGGTCTTTCTCGTACCGGGCGATCAGCTCGGGGTGCGAAGGCGTGTGCGACGGGTCGTACTTCTTGGAGCCGTCCTCGGCCATCGCCTCGCGCTCCATCACCTTGCCGAGCTCGAGCAGCGCCTGGCGCGCCTTGCCGGGGGACCTCGCATGGAGCTTGCCGATCAGCGTGGGCGTCTCGGGGATCGCCTTGACCGCGCTGTCGAGGTAGGACGCGACGAACGACTCGGACTGCGCCTTGGCGTCGCGCGTGCGCAGGTGCTCGAGTAGCTGATCCTGACGCTCTGCGAGCTGGGTCAAGCGATCCTCGAGCTCGCGCTCGCGGGCGGTCTGCGCGACCGCCGGAGCGGCCTTCGGGTCAGCCTTGCCCGACTTCGTGCGCGGGTACGCGCCGCGGCCGACGAGCTCCCACTCGTCCTCGCTCTCGAGGCCGAGCTTCGCGAGCAGGCTGATCGGATCGCGCTTCGCGAGCTTGCGGAGCTCGTCGAGCGAGGTGCTGCGGCCATCGACCTCGGCCTTAAGCCGGGCGAGCTCTGCGCGATCGAGCTCAAGCTTCGCGGTCGCCGCGGCCTGCTCGTCGCGGAACTGCTTGGCGCGCCGGTCGATCGCCGCGATTCCCTTGGCGGTCTTTTCGTCGGGCGGTTCGTCGGTGGCGGGCGCTGCTTTGTCCGCGGGCTTCGCTGGATCGGCCGCTGGCTTCTTGGGCTCGGATGGCGCCCCGTCCGACTTGTCGCCGGCGGCGAGACCCGCGGCGG